CCTAGGGGTAAACCCCCTAGCATCTTTTTGACTCCTCGACTCCGGAGAATAATAGAGTCCCTCCTTGAAACGGGAGTATACATTTCCTCGATGACCCCGAGCGTAGGGTTAGCTTGGTAAACCTTCTTTACCCGTATCTCAACACGATATTTTGAGGCCTTGGCTAACGCTATTAGCCCGTATGAAAGCCCGATAGTCTTTCACAAAATGAAAACATTGTCCCCATTTGGGATTGAAACATCTTAAAATCTTTTCATTTAACCGCCTTTTGAACTTCTACTTCTTTCATTCTTTTGCTCTTTTCTCTATCGCATTTTTCTTAATGCCCTTCCGACCACCGCATCCGTCCTACCTGACCATGATTTTGAACACTTATTGCATGTCTTCTTTTTCCTTGTCCCCATTAAAACTTCACTTGGGAGGCCGCAAACCGTCCCACAGTAAGTTGATTGGAAAGCACATCTGTCCCCGCAGGTGATTTTGCCGACCAATATTCCGGTATGGTACCGGAGATTTGATCCATTGTGCATGATTGTTTGAAAATAATCCCTTGCCGCCGTCTACCCAGATCGCATTATGGTAATGGTAAAAATAAAACTCTCATGACTTGGCCCGAATCTTCCCGGAATGGTGTACTTTTAAGGTGCACCCTACGAACTGCAGCAATTCCATAGTTTATTGTTCCTATTTTTGTTGAAGACACATATTATTTATTATGTTCCCTCCTTCTCTTTTTATCTTTTATCTCTTGCTAATTTATTTTCTTCTTTGTCTAGTCCGATTTCTTTCGGATAACCTTCAAATTTGAAAAATGAACATGTCCACATCATCCGTTTGCAACTCGGGTGCTGAAACTTGCAATGCTATCACCGAAATGACCCCTGCTTCGACTTTGACCATCTATCTTGCTCAACGACCGAACCGACGCATTCTCAAAGTTGTCCGAAACCTTTCGACGACTTTGAGTCTCACTGAATCTACTGGCTATGATCTTCTTCTCTCTCTTTCTCCTTCTCAGTTTCGCGATTTCTTCACTTTCCAGCGAGAATATCGCCAAACTCTTCCCTTCTATTCTGAATCTTCTATGCCTGGTGTGACCCTCATTTCTGTCATGTACGCTTCTTACGATGAACTTCCCTTCCTTGCCCGTTCTCATCTTCTTCAAGCTTTTCATCTTTTTCTTGATTACCCTGATCAGATGAATATCTGGACTCGTGATCATCCTCATCTTCACGCTTCTGCTCTTTTCTCACTTGGATTTTCTCCTTCTGGGCAGGTCTTTTGTCCCTGTTCCGATTGCAACTCTCTTGATGCTCGTTCCGTTTACTCTGAATCTTCCGATCTTGACTCTGACCCTGACCCTGATTCTGATTCCTCTGCTTCTTGCTTCTTGAATGGCTCTGGCTCCGACTGCGATTCCACTAGCTGCTCTGATCGTTCTACCCGCTCTTGGAAACATTCTGAATCCTATCGTGCTTCTCCTCGTCCTTTCTTTGCTCAATCTGATACACATCGTAAATCCGACAAGACTGCTCGCCGACAACAAGCCTATCTTCATCAGACTCTTTGCACTCGTCTCGGACACACTCACTCTTTTGATAACTGCCACTACAACTCTTCTGCAAAACACCGTAAATGGTGCCGCTCTTGCTTTTCCTCCGTTTCTTCTCAACCTTTCGTTGCTCAAGGCCTTCTTGGTGACGTTTCTATCAATCCTCACTCTCTTGACCGTATTGAAGAAATCGTTCAAACGGCTAAAGCTGCTCTTGACGACACTGTCACTCGCTCTTCCGAAACTGTTTCTCTTGCTCGTGCTGATCTTGCCACTCTTGTGGAGACTGTAAAGTCTCTGCAGGAGTCTCTTTCCAAAGGTGTTAAGGTTGAACACTCGTTCAAACTTGGCTCGTCTACGCCCGCCTCTCCTCCGGAGAAGCCCGTTGTGGATGAAACCTCTTATCTTTCTCGTGTTGCTTCTTATTTTCCTTCTATTGTTGCTCTTTTTGTCGCTCTTCTTTCTGATGCTCCTCTTGCTGTTAAGGCCGTTATGGTTTTGCCTCCTCTTCAAATCCTCGTTCCTGCCGCTCTTTCCACTGTCAATGTTGCTTCTTTGCTTTCTGACCTCTGGGAAACTGCTTCCTACTCCTTTGACACTTTCACTGGACAAGGACCCGAATCTGCCGCTAACATCTTTGCTCGTGTATCTCGCACTTTCATTGGACTCATTTCAAAACTTTCCGGTGCTCTCTTTTCTTTCAAGGATCTCGATACTTTTCTTCGCCGCTGTGATCTCATCCCTAAGGCTGGTCGTGGCATCTCTGCTATGACCAACTACATTGTTGAACTTTTCCAAGCTACTATCAACTTTATCGCTCCTCGTCTCGGACCTTTCTCCTTTGAATCTCCCTTTGTTCCTCCATTCACCAAACTCGCTCAACCTTGGATGGAGGGTGTCGACGCTCTTCTCACTGTCCGCCCTTCTGAAGACAACTACAACGCTCAACATGTTAACCGTCTCTTCGTTGCCTATGAACATGGACTCCGCCTTCAAATCGAAATGCAAAAGCTCCGCGCTCCCAACTCTCTCATGACTCTCATCACTACTCGTCTTGCCGCTCTTCGTTCTCTCACTTCTGGCCTTTCTCATTTGGCTTATCTTTGTGGACCTCGTACCGAACCCCTCTTTGTTTATCTTTGGGGGGCCTCCGGTGTTGGTAAGTCTGGGGCAACCCAGATGGTCCTCATTGATATAGCCAAAGCTGACCCTGAAATTGATCCTTCCAAGTGGGCTGCAAATGCCTACATGCGTTTTCCTGAACAAGAATATCACGATGGCGCGACGAACGACTCTGTCTTTGAAGTCTATGATGACTTTGGACAGATTCGTGATTCGCGCTCAACTCCTGACCCTTCTCTTCTTGAAGTCATTCGTCTTGGTAATCTCCTTCCTTTCGCTCGACACATGGCTGACGTGGTTGACAAGGGCAAAATCTTTGCCCGACCTCGACTCGTTCTTCTCACTTCTAACATTGAACGTCCTGACATCCAATCTCTCGTCTGTCCTGAAGCTTTCGACCGCCGCATCAATCTCAAATTTGAAGTTAAATCCGACCCTGCCGTCGTCAGAATCCCTGATGGCGTCGGTGGAACCCGACCTTGCACTCTCACTCAGTATAAAGAATATCGACTTTCTCAAGACCCTACCTGTGATCCTCTTGACCCTACTGTCTACCGCTTCGTGGGTATTGTTGACGGTAATCCCGTCGACTTCACCTACAAGCAGTTCATTTCTTATCTCGTTGCTCGCTACAAGACTAATCTCTCCCGGACTACTGACATGAAAAAGTTCTACGATTCCTATGCTTCTCGCCCTCTCGATCTTGACCCGGCTTTTCTCGCTGAATCTCCGTTTCACCATCCTGACTTGAATCTCATCACTTTTCCTGCTGTTCTTGATGCTGCTCGCGCTGCAAACGCGAACATCCCTGTTATCACTACTTCTTACAATCTTCTCATGAGAATCTCCGAAAACTCCATCTCTGCTTCTCCTTCTGAACTCCAAGCTCATGTTGACGTAATCTTGCCTTTCTGGCCCGAAGAAATCGACGGCCGGAAAATTCCTGTACTCTATAGTCCTGCTTTCGCTGCCAACTATGCTACCTGCAAGTACCCCAACCCTCTTTGGCCTCGCGGCGAACTTCAATGCCGCCAGGCTGCTCACAAGATCTACAAGATGATCCGCTCTGGAACTCTTCCCAAACACCCTCTTCTTGAACCTTTCGAAGCTATCTACCGTGAAAACGTTCTTTCTCTCTCCCGCCAAGCTTTCTGGAAGAAGATTGTCACTCGTGTCTACAACACCAACTCTCTCTTCACTCTCCATCTTCTTGAAGAATTTGCGAAGAACATCACCTATGAACATGTCTTCCTCATTGAGGGCGTCACTGGGGCAACCCCTGACGTTCTCATCACTCTTCCCCCTCCTACTGACTTTGACGAATTTTTCCTTTCTGCTCAATCTCTTCACTCTCACCACTGTTCCTCTCTCGAAGCTAAACTCCGTAACGAATCATCCATCCCTCGACCTCTCATCGCTCGCCTTGGTAACATTTGGCGTGCTGTTTCTGGATCTGAATCTTCCCGACTTGCTGAGACTAAGGAGTGGTTTTCCACTCTCAACCCTCAGCAACAAGCTGAATTTTTCCGCGTTCTTACTGTCCGTCACCTTGATATCAACATTCCTGCTGACTGTGTTACTGAATCTCAAATTCCTTCCTACCAGACTTATCTCGACGCTCTGACGAAGTCCGGATGGGGTCTTTTCAATTCCCTCTGG